GTCTCAGTAAAAATAAATCCAAGTGTGTATCCAACCAATACACACAATACAAGAATAATAAACTTAATTGCTAACATATCTCATTTATCTTATTTCTTTTATTCTGGAAGCAAATCACCATAGATTGTGTTGAAAGCTTTCTTGATATCTTCTTTCTTTACATTCGCCTTAAGGAAGTTCTTCACGTTGATTACCTTTTGCCTTGATGCCTTGATGTGTGTCTTCTCTTGTAGTTCCTTATATGTCAGATTACCAAGTGTTTTAATCCTGAACAAATAAAACTCCTCAGGACTAAAATTATCCTCCACTATTGTCATGATGTAAAGAATTGAGAAGTCCTTGAATAAATCTTTGTAGATTTTTTGAGCTGAACTTGAATTGTTCTTGTTGTAGTAATCCTCATACAATTCATTGATTGAATCTGAATCAACATTCCTATCTCTCTTCTGATTCCTGGCATATTGTCCTTCTCTCTTTAGATTTAATTTAAAGGAAATAAATGTATAGTTGTCGAACCCTTGGTCTGATGTGTCTTCAAGTCCTTTTCTGCATATTGCCTCATATATCTTCAAATACGTTTCACTAAAGATATCCTCATCCCATACATACCCTTTCTCTCGACAGAAATTGATATATTTGTATTTAAGGTGATTATAATGCTTTGAAAGCCATTTAAAATAGTTATCAGCTATCTCTCTATTACTCATGCTATTTTGTCTTTTCCATATAAATATCATAATCCTTAAATATATGCCCAATAATATCCTTTATAAACTGAACGGTCATAACCAGACTTCTCCTTATAACTCTTGCATGCCTTACCAACACAAGTCCTGTTATATCCATCAGCAACTGTTTCCATTATTGATGGATATGTCTTGATAATATTTCCATCCTTATCAACCTTTGCTACAGCTCTACCTTTTTTCTTAGCAACTTTGTATACCGTATTTCTTCTCTCAATTCTCTTGATAACCTCTCCAATCTCCTTCATGTCTTCAACTGAGAACTTATTGCCTCTAACAACATTACATCTACCACAAGAGCATATGACATTATCCTTGGTATGTGGTTTGGAATTATCAATCCTGTCACATCCCAATTTATTCCAGTCAGACTCATCACAATACTCACATTTGGAATTGATGATATTTTCAATAATCCAATCAACATCCAAATCATTTCCAACACCAAACTTCTTTTTATCCAAATCAATATATCTGGCTTTTAGTTTTTGTGCTTTGTCTCTTTTAATCTGGTCTAGAGTTTTTTCAGGTTTCTTTTCTTTGGTAGTTTCGTTTGAATGTCTCCTCCTGGACTCTTCAAACATTTTAATTAATCTATTATCCATATACAAAATATAATATTTATGTCGCAATAATAAATAATAAGAGGGCATAAATGCGACAAATATTTCGATTAATTTTATTTGCGACAATTAATTCTTTTATGCGTATTTAAACGAGACAGGGAAAATGTGTTAATTTATCCTAAATCTATTACTATATTCTATACTTTATTTTGTTCTTATTTAATTTTCCAATATCTTTGCATCATGTTTAAACATTGGTAATATTATGGCAAAATTAAGTAGTGCATCAATCAGATTGGTTCAAAAATTGAATAGGAAAAACAAAAATGGCGAGTTCCCAGTTTATATTGTGGTGTGTTTTCATGGTCGTGTTGAGAAGACCACTGGAGTCAGTTGTCTTGAAAAGTTTTGGGACAAGAAAAGGGAGATAATCAAGGCTGGTTGTCCCAATGCTCCTATATTGAACAAGATGTTATCTGACATCAAGAACAGGGTAATTAACAGGAAGAATGATTTTGAGTTTCATGGTAAGGTTTATACAGCTTCAATGGTTGAATGTATGGCAATATAAAAGGGGGCTGTAGATATATACAGTCCCCAAACAACTAATAACAAAATTATGACTTAAACGCTTTCAAAGCATCTATGAGTTCTTTTAAGTATTCTCTTTTTAATGCTGCAACATTTGGAGTTAATTGTCTCCATGATTTTTCACATTCCTTCATGACAAATATTGAAAGGTTATCAAGTACTTCTTTCTTTGTTCTGCCTTGGTAGAATATGTTGTGTTGTTTGTCTCCAAGTTCAATTTCAATATTATTGCCAATCTTCTTGGTCTTTGCCCATGACTTTCTGTTTGCCATTTTGTTGGTTATGGTTTAATTGTGATAGAATCCAGAGTCTTACAATTGGCTTTATTGGTGTATCAAGTTTATCTTGAAGTTGTTTGTTCCACCTCTGGATTGTATCTTCATTGGATAGAGGTTGGTTTGTATTGAGAATTCTTTCCCTGTATCTTTTATTTGCCTCTGCCAGGAGTCTCTCCTTATTTTGCTGATAATACCTTTTGGCATATTCAGACTTTTGTTTTTTGAGAGCTTCTATTTCTTCTTCTGTTAATGGTTTACTGTTCTTCGGCTTTCTTCCCATATCTCTCTCTTCTTCTCCTTAAGATTTCCTCTCTGTGTTGGTGATAGTAATCCTTGCATCTTTGGTTATATTTCTCTTTGTTGACCTTCTGCCATTTCTTTGTGGCGAATACGGTTGATGCTCTATTCCTGTTGAATTTCTCCTTTACAGAGGCTTCCAGGGCTTTTCTATCCTCCATTGATGAAAGTCTTGTATAAGACCATATTAAGCCTCTATAGCGAGGAAGAGAACCCATGCAGCAGCTTGAGATATTACCTTGGTTTCCATTTACTTCTATTGCTGCATCCTTTGTTGAAGTAAAGGCTGATAGTTCATTAAGTTCCTCATCATAGACATAGACCTTATGAACACATTTCTCCTTGATTAGAGGTCTTACATCATCCATGTGTTCCAAAGTTATTGGATTATTTGCGTTTTCCTTGTAGGATACCCAATGAAGGTTCTCTGGACGGTTATCCGTTTTTATGGTTGAACGATGGTCGATGCAAGGCTTATTCTCTGGATTTGGAATAAATGCAAGTGCTACCAGTCTGTGAACCGCTATTGTCTTGGATTTTGTCTTTCCCTTCTTGAATGGTTCACCAATTGAAAGACATGCCTGGTAATACCCATAGCAGTTTAGGAATGTCCTAAGTAATTTTGGTCTATTAGGGTTTCTGTATGATGCTACCCTTCCTAGGCTTGAAACCTTATAATCAGGGAATCCTGGAATATCTTTCCAGATTTCACCTTCTTGAGTGTTGAACTCTGTTATACATTTCTGATTTAAATGTCCCATTTGTCTTTACGTTTTTCTATATAAATATTACATTTATGTAAAAAAAACTAAATAGAAATGGACATTTTTTTTTAAAAAAAGTGGAGGCTCTGTTATTGAACTATGAACGAATTACGATATGAACTACGAGAAGAAAAGATTAAATGATTCAGAGCCTCCAAGGTTTATGGCATTATTACGTTTCTTACAATGCAAATATATACATTTTTTTTGTAAATAACAAATTTTAAGGTAACTATTTTTGAAGGTATTTACACTGTTTAAAGTCCACATGCAAGTTGGTATATTTCATTATCATATTTTACTGTTTCAAGTTCTTGATGTTTTTTGGTATATAGGTCTGCAACTGTTTTGAATCTTTCTTTAGCATTTGAAGGTAGTTGTATTTCTGCGATTTTATTGGTTACTTTGTCACGAAATGTTTCCAATTCTTTTGTACTGTTTAGGTTTTCAATACCAGTTTTGAAACATTCCAATACTTCTCCAAATGTTTTTAATTTATCCAATTTTACCAATATTTCAGATAAAAATGGATTATTATTAGATTGTGAAGGATTAGAAAGGATTACATTAGGATTATAGTGGTGGACATTTTCGGACTCACTTTTCTCAAAACCTAATTCTTTTTTGTCTTCACTTTCATCATTTTGTGTTTCATTTTCTCTCAAAAACTGTTGCGAAAGGTTTAATCTAATTGTCAATGGGCATCCTTTTGTCTTGTATTTCTGGAATCTTTTAATATATCCATGCTCTTCAAGTTCTTCCAATGCTCTTTGTATTAGTTTTGTTGATGGTTCACCAGTTTTGGTTAATATACCAAGGTCAATTGCAATTAATTCCTTTGTTAATTCAACATCGTTATACAATGCATTATCAATACATCCTTTGTTTGATGACTTCTGCAACAAATAAATGTATATTAATCTTGCTCTTTCTGAGAGCTTACCATCATACATGGCTTTTCTGAAAGCCAAGAAATTAAAATAGTTTTTCTTTTCCATTTTTTGACGTTAGTTATACTATTATTTTCAAGCACCCAGTTTATCAATTACTCCATCGAAGGTGCAGCTCCTAGACGTTTTAAAGTAAAAGGTAGGAAGGAACTAACGTCTTGGAGTAATATAAACCCTCCTACCTTCATCAATGACAAAAAAGAACAAGTTTGCAACCTTATCCTTAAATATAAATATCTATCTTTTGCAAATATATACATTTTTTCACAAAAATACAAATATAACTGTATAAAAATTTGTTATTTTAATAAATTTTATATATATTTGCATTAAGAAAAGTTAAAATATATGGACATAGCAAAAGAGAAAGTATTTCTAAACACACAACTCATCTGTATGCTACCTCCAATGGCATTGAAGGTTATGGCATATTTAATCAACTGGCAAAGCCAGGAATGGACTAAATTTTATCCAAAACAGTGGGTAAAGTTCCTTAAGATGACTGAGGAAGAGATTGAAACATCAATCCAGACATTGGTCGAAAATAAACTAATTAATGTTCAGAATGATGGTGAGAACTGGATGCTCCAGGTGAATAAGCCACAAGTGAGGAAGTATATGGAAGTTCCATTGCAGAAGGTTCATGACCACAGTGGGTTTGAAATGGCCACATCTGTTGGATGGAATAAGACCAAGGTTGTTGAGAAGAAGCAGGACATTGAAGACATGTCAAAAGACCAGATTGAGGCTCTGATATTAAGGCTTCAAGCTAGTTTGAATGAGAAGAAGGAGATAGAGAAGCTTGTGAAGTTTGCGTCTGAACCTTCAACTGATGATTTAGGGCTTCCGTTTTAAGTTATGATGAAGCGTTATCAGTACTGGACATCAGGTGGCATTAAGTGGACACCTTGGTTCAGATGGGATTGTGATTCATGTCCCAAGTATCAGTTAGGAAAGAAGCTGCTTAATGAATACAAAGAGGCTTAACTGGATTTTCATTCATATATATCTGCCAGGTATCCCCTGGACACGACTGGTGATAGAGAAAGACTGTTGCTGGTCGTTTTTTGTTTAAAACTCCCCATTAAAAATCAGGTTATTTTTATTTTACATTTAATTGTTAAAATTGGTTAAGAAATTTTGGATTCTCAAATCTTTCTTGTATCTTTGCAATGTTCAGAGAAACACACATAGGCACTCTGAAAAACATATAATATTAATTTAAATAAGGCATAATATGAAGTATTCAGATTTTATTAGGGCTTGCAATATGCAGGCTATGGCTTACGCAAAGTCTCCAGAGGGTAAGAAAAGTTTTATTGATTCAACTGTTGAGTTCTTCAACAACGGTGACTATGGCTACTTTATGATTGATGATTTTGTCAAGGAAGCCATTACTGATGAAGATTGGAAAGAGGTTGCAAAGAAAGTAGGTGAGGACATCTGTGTTCAAGGTAACCTTGTATATATGAGAGGCGCAATCCTTCCAAGTGAGTTAGAAACAAAGTGGTTTAAAGCTTAAAATTTGATATATGAGAACCCCATTGCATTATTGTGATGGGGTTCTTTTTCGTTACAACGTCATAGAGCCATCATACAGCCTCGTAGAGCGCACGAATATACCCTGGTGGTATAGTTGTCCACCAGAAGAAAAATAACGGCTTAGAAGCGAAATAATTTACTTGCACTTTTTGGGAATGTGTTAATAAATGCAAAAGAGACTCTGAACCGAAAAGGGTGCAAAGTCTCCTATATGATATACCTCATGTTCCAAAGATATCAATTTAATTTGTAATTGCCAAATTATTAACAGATTTTAAGAATTCCTCCTTCTCTGGTGTCATTTCGTGGAGTTATACCACACTGTAGCCATTATCTGCTAAGTACTTAAGTTTTTCTTCTGTTTTCTCGTTTATTTTCCAAAACCTACCAACATAGAATGGTAGGAACTGTTCTGGCCTTCTGTCAGGCGTTCCAACCTGTAGCTTCCTAGTTATCCACTCTTCAATCGTTTTGGTCGTGAAGTGCCTTAAATGGGCCTTAGAATAGTCTATGGGTTGCCAAGGACCATTGTTGCATCTAATCCCACTTGCATTATAAGCTATTAATGCTGTGTCTGGAACATGAGGATTTCCACCGAACACCACTGAAGGTAATCCACCCCTTATAATGGTCTTTATATGACAATTGTCTGGGAATGAATATTGAACTGGCCTTAATATCTCCATTGGTGTTGTGAATCTCTCCATCAATGGCCTTGGGTCATAGTGTACCAGGTTGTTATCAGTCATAGTGAGCCAGTTAATCAGTACTTCCTGGCAATCATTTGGAAATCTTGACAGGAATTCATTGATTGTGACCCCACCCTCAAGAACCAGGAACTCATCAAAGTCATAGAAAGCAATCCAATCATGGTCTTTTCCATGTTTTGCATATAAATTGGTATATTCCTTCATCTGGCAATTGGTTTCATTCCTTATATCAATGATTTCTACAAAGCCATTATCAACATAATCACCAATTACATCTTCAAAGTGTTCTTCCCCATCATGGTTGTTATCAAGAATATATATCTTTGAAAAACCTAGCTTTTGGTAATGTTCAACGAATTCCCTGGCATATAGGTTCTCCCTTCTTCCAATTGTACATAATGCTACATTTAAACTCATTTGTCTTACATGTTTTTATCTTAGATTAGTGTTCTTTCTAATTGTGGTGTAAATCTGCTGATTTGGATTTGGGTATTTAAGTTTTGCACTATTATTGCAGCAGTCACAGCCACAATCACAAACGCTTAGATTTGGATAATACTGATAGTGCTGGCATAGCCATGTCTTAAGTTGTTCCTTCAATACCTCCACCTGGTTTCTTAGGTGTTGTGACACATAAGTCATATCCTTCAAGTCTAGTGAATCAGAATTATCAGATTTACCTTTCGTTACACCAACTTCTGATATATGACTCCAAATCATAGGCAAACTTTCATATACTGTAGCAAATGAAAGATACTGCCAAAGTCCACCTTCAGTTAGCAATGTTGCGATTTCCTCAGATACATTGTTGTTTTCAACCTGTTCCTCAATTTCCTCAAAGAAGTCATAACCAATGATTGGGATTAGCCAAATCTTGCAAGCAACTGGTATGTAATTCTTGATTTCAGCCATATTGTAATTCAATGGTATTGGGCTGTACTGTTTGAAATATTTCTCGTTGATTATCATATTACTTTTCCTCCACTTTTTCTTGTATATTATCTGTTGAAACATCCTGTGCCGTATCTTCTGACTTTGTATCAGAACTTGTATCATTATCATTTCCAAAATCATTGAAATGCAATGGCTTTAATACAATTTCCACATCAATTCCATTTAGCTTAAACATGTCGTTAAGCGTCCTGATTACATTCTGTCTGTTATAGTTTCCTGTAAGCTTCTGATAGAGTTGGTAAGCTGTCTCAAGCTTCTGTGAGTCGCTTGCAAAACCGCTGTTGCCAACATCTGGAAGACCACAAAGTGATGCTGATGGGATATTGTGAGCTGCTAGAATACGGTTGATAATTCTCTGGTTTGCGCTGTCATAGAAATTGAAATTACCCTTATTAATCTCAAATGGAACATATTCTGGCTTCTGCTCTTCAATGTTGCTTCGGAAAGTCACCATACATGCACCTGCGTTTTCAGCTCCTGTGAACATAGATGTTATGTTTCTGATGATTGCTTGTCTCTCTTCATCAGTTTCAACCTCATTAAGAACAAGCATACCACTAGGCATGAATGAGTTGGTAGTTGTCTTCAGTTCATACTTGCAATATTCTATTTCGCTCTGGATGCTGGAAATGCCTGCTGCATATGATGGACTCTGGTAATATGACATTGTTGGGTCATAATTTTTGAACACATAAATGTATGGTTTGCCCTGTTTTATCATACTTTCATCCCTCATATCAATTGCATCAATCTCAAATGGTGGGTTTTGTCCTGTAGCTGTCCAGTCGTTGCTTATCCACCAGCTTGTAATTACTCCATCTTCATCATAAGGGCTACATCTCAGTTTCTCATATGGGATATGATAAAAACTGAATGTCTTATTGTCCTTATTTTTGATAATTTCGATTGCATAGCTACCATAGAGCATATAATCCAGGGATATGTTACGAAGAAGTATATCGTATGAATACTGATAATTTGGAAAAATCTGTGTTCCATCCAGTTTCATAGCTTCATAGTCAACACCTTCTCCTACGATACACTGAACACCAAAGTTAATTGCTGCATGATGTGTTGGTGAATTCTGGTATAAATCAAGAAGCAACTGAGGATAGTTGTTTCTAGCACCAAACTTAACAAATCCAAGCGAAGTGTCTTTTGTGACAGCTGCTCCTTCGACTTGTTTTTCTAGCTTTGTAATATACAAAGGATTTTTTGATAATTGCATCTTTTTGGTTGTAGAACCTTTTGGTCTACCCACTTTTCTAATTTCAGCCATTATATTTTTTGGTAATTAATTTGAATTATTTTCTAATTAATTTGTATTTTTCACAATTTTTTGATATATTTGCTACAATTAATTTAAACTAAACATACTATATTACTATGAGTAAAAGATTCCTAAATGAAGAGCAAAAAGCAAAAAACAGAGAAAGAGTTAGAAATTATATACAAACACCAATTGGAAGAGCTTCTAATTTACTTGGAGGATACAAACGTGAAGATAAAAAATATGATAGAGGTGAATGTGATTTAACAAAAGAATGGATTGTTGAAAACATATTGTTTAAACCTTGTGCACATTGTGGAAAAACAGGCTGGAAAATAATTGGGTGCAACCGCCTGGATAATTCCAAACCTCATACAATGGATAATGTAGAACCATGTTGTTTAAGTTGCAATTGCAAAATTGCAGAAAAGAAAACAAAAATGGTTGACCAGATTCTTCCTACAGATGGTGAAATAATTAAAACCTGGAGGTGTGTTAGTGATGTTGAAAAAGAAGGTTTTAACAAAGGTGCAGTTGCAGCTTGTTGCAGAAATGTATATGGTTTTAAAACACACAAAGGATATATATGGAAATACAAATAAAAATGGGATAGATTATATTATCCATCCCACTTTTAAAATTATTAAGTTCTATTGCTGATTGGTTGTATGATATTGGTTGACCAAGTTTGGTTTGTCCAAACTGAACCAGCTATTGCTCTATATGCAGAAACTGCTGAATCTGGAACATATATTACAGGAGGACAATAATCATGGAATACACCATCATTTTCGTTTGTGAACGTTGGAGGTGTTGTTCCTTCGAATATTACCTCACCCAATCCATAACAACGAGTGAATGCCCAGAAATCTATCTGAGTTACTGAGGCTGGTATTGTAAGAGTTGTAAGCAATGATGCTTCCATAAATGCCTCATGCTGTATTGTTGTAACTGTATTACCAATTGTTAATGCTGAAAGAGTAGACTTTATATTTTGGAAGCAATATTGTCCAATAGTAGTTGTAGCAGCTCCAACAATACCCTCAACTGGATATGGACTTGTCCAATTGAATTGGGTTAATGTGGTAGTGCCGTTGTTTATTATTACATCATTACCATTTGCATCAACACCACAGAAGTTATAAGTACAAGATATTGCACAGTCTGGAGAGCTAGCTTCAATCAAATCACCTTTGACATAGGTTGTGGTAGCTGACATTGTACCATCAACGTTTCTGTCATACTCTTGCATCTTCTTGTATTTATCACCACTGTCACAGATATATTCACCACTAACCTCTTGGTATGAATACTTGGTTAACCATTCGTTTGAATCACAGAATAGATAATCAGTATTATCAATGATTCCAGTCATTCCCCACCAAGGACACTCATAAGACTGTGCCTCTGTCATTGAAGTGAATGTAACATTATCTGGTGGGTCTTGAATCTCATCATAGTATTTTGGATATTCAGGTTCACCTCCTTCGTTATATGCTATAACTTGTTGAACTTGTTCATCAGTCAATGTATTCTGAGACATGTATACCCAATAGAAATCTCCCAAAAACCATTCACCGCTACTTGAGGCATATCCCGCAAATATAGCGAAATTTCCATTATTTGCATTGCCATAATTAAAGCTACTTTCTGTTGATGATGTATTGTCTGTATAATTGTTATATATTGCATTTCTACTACTATCAACTCTAACAGATTCAATGACTGGTTGTGTTGTAACTGATATTGAACCTTGTTCATTACTTCCATGAAGGGTTAGTTTTGTTGAATAACAACGATACATCCAGTTATAACTAGAATCTCTGTTTGCAAACATATGACAGTTGTTACCATTAGTATTTTGTTTTGATATAATGGTCAAATTTGGATTGTTGTTATCTCGATTGAAGTAGGTTTGATAACCACTAATAGCTGCTCTTGTATTATTTGTAATAGTTAGATACCCATCATTAACTGTAGGAGTACCAGCTGTAATAACTGCATCAACGTCTGCCAACTGTCCACTAGTCTTCATCAATGTCTTTGTACTAGAGTTGTAGTTCTTAGCGTTGTAGTTAACTGTAAATGGCACATTTGGTAAAGTTGCAGTGCCTCCACTGACTTCTCCAAGATTAACCCAAGAGCCTCCACTATATTGGTATTCATAATCACCGTCAATGGTTAACTTTCCATCATAATAGGTGATATTCCTGCCACTACCATAAACACCGTATTCTTCATATTGGTTAAGGTTGTTGAGCTTGTACCATTTGTTATCAGCCTTGTTGAATACATCCTCAAACTCTGTATCTGAATACAAAATTATATCGTCAACAACGGCATAACAAGGTTCTTGAACTGGTGTTGGTGTATCTCCACTTGTAATCTTATAATAGCATACAGCACCATGCTTATAAACCTTGATGATGTTGTCATCACCAAAGTTCCAATCGTTTATTGTATTTAAATTGTAATATATCATATCTCTTTAACTGTTTGGTATTGCTTGAATTCTTGATGATAACGAACTCCAATTATTTGCTGATTTATATGTCGATATGCTTGATGCTGGAACATAAATAGGACAGTTGTTTGTGTTATTAAATGAATTTGCATTTGATAGTGTTGGAGGTGTTGTTGCTTTAATTGTAACAGATTGAAGATTAGTACAATCTCTGAATACATAAGAGCCAATACTTGTAACACCATTACCTATGGTTACACTTCTAAGATTAGTACATTGTCTGAAAGTACTATTACCAAAACTTGTAACACTATTAGGTATGTCTACACTTGTAAGGCTAGTACAATATCTGAAAGCAAAATTACCAATGGTTGTAACACCACTACCTATTGTACAGCTTGTAAGACTATGACAACTATTGAAAGCATTATCACCAATACTTGTAACACCACTTGGTATAACTATACTTGTAAGACTACTACAACTTCTGAAAGCACGAGAACCAATCTCTGTAACACTATCAGGAATATCTATACTTGTAATACTAGTACAACCCCAGAAAGCACTACCACCAATACTTGTAACACCACTGCCTAATGTGCAGTTTGTAAGGCTTGTACAACCACTGAAAGCATAATCACCAATGTTTGTAACACAATCTCCTATTTCAACTGATACAAGGTCTGTTAATGTTATTTCACCTAACGTTATTGCTGATGTTGAATCACATTCTGCTGATGACGTTGTGCCTCCTGTATATGTTGTAAGCCATTTTCCTTGGAATGCAGGAGGCGTTGGACTCTGAGGATATAGCAAAATATCTCCAAGGTAGACCTTGCAATCGTCAGAGCCTACCTTGAAAGCACTTATATCTAGATTTCCTATCTTAATTGTATCTGCCATATACTACTTTGTTTAAACAGGTAAGTTACCTTGATATTCTGAGATTGGATAAATATTTGCTGCTACCTCACCCCAACCTTCTGCTGACTTATATGTGTTAACAGCTGAATCTGGTACATAGAAATATGCACCAGCTAACACACTAGTCAAACCTCCAACTTCTGGAGGTGTAGTTGCTAGACAAACCAATTTAGCAGTATTACCTGGATAATTAGGCCCAATACTAGTTATCTGACTTGGTATTAATACATCTAATTTAGAAGGTACACTTGCTGCATCACAAGCAAGGTCTCCAGTGAACCAATCACCAACAGTTGTACCAGTTATAGTGTATTTGACAATGTAAGTTTGTTCAGCATCAACATAGTCACCTTCACAAGTAATTGGATTAACCTCTACATCATCAACTGTAATACTTGTAATATCACCAGATGATGAAGCTGCACAGTTGAATAAAGTAAATCTTGCTTCTCCAGTACCACCATATGCTGCCATTATTACCTTATCATTAACTGTTGGAGGTGTTGGAGCACTTTTATCAAAATGTACATTATCAGTAGCAGTAACCCAACTCACTGCTGGATAGTTTAACGTTGCAGCAGTATACTCTGCTTCAGTTGCAAATTTCTTCAAATTATTCATATTATTAAACGTTTAATATTTTATTTTTTAGTTTTATACATTCATCATACATTGGCAACATATCTGGATTTATTTCAAAGAATTGTTCATCCTTCCTATGTCTCAATCCACAATGCATTCCTCGCTGATATAACTTCCATACCCATTCTTCCCAAGAGCGAGTCACATAATGACTTAGATACATCTTATCATAGCAGATTTCCTTTCTACTCTTGACTCCTTTGGTGTTAACCCAGTCACCAACTGTGCAATGTAATCCACATAAATGCCATTTTGTAGTTTTGTTTAGATTCCAACAAATCTTGGTTGTTATCTTAACTGCTGCATCATGTTTGTTGAATGGTGCTTTTTGGGTGTAAAATTCTCTGTAATCCCTACCATTATAATTGGGCTTATAAATCCTCCCAGACGCCCCATAATTTTGCCATTGAAGCATTACAGCAACCTTATCTTGAAACTCGCTCAGAACGCTTGGAATGTCCTTATATGGCTCTTGTAATGTGATGAACTCATCTATATCTATGGTGAAACACCAATCATATTCATTCAAGGATTGGATTTGAACAACTCCATCTTTTACATAATGTTGTTGAACAATTATACCTCTTGCCTTTTCTCTGATGATTCTTTCCCTCATCTTCTCATCACCAGCATATATATCTAGTACTGATTGAAGAGTTACATTTGGATATTGGTCTGTTATATGTTTATGTGAATGACTGCCAATGTCTTCGAATATGAAGATATGGTCAACCATCTTTGTATGATGGTCTAACCATGCCTTCAGATATTCGTCAAGTTCATTCAATATTACTGTATGTATGCAAATCTTCATTAGTTAACAATGATGTACAATGTAGAACTGTCCTTTGTTGCAAGGGCATTATATTCTGCTTGTGTTAGTTTAACCAATTTCAAACCACCAAGTTCACTTGAAAGGTCAACAACACCAGTATTATCTGCTGTAATCATCGTTGAACCATTTTTGAAGCCCATTGGAGCATAATAATCCTTAAATGATGTTGTTAAACTAAATGGTGTCTTTGCTTTCTCAGGCAATGGCAACAGATAGTGATAAGCAGCGGCATTTAATTGGTCATATTGTCTGAAGCCAATAACTGTTTGTGGAACTCCAGCATTTGCTGTATTTTTATTTCTGTAGTGCCCAAAATATGTTAATGGATGCTGAACACCATCAATTGTGAATGTATTTGGTCTGAATTCAAATGATGCTACCTCATTGTTAGTTGAAGTTGAGTTTTTTATACTAAAGCCAACTTTTGCGCTATCACTAGTTTGTTTAAACTCAATTGCTTTACCACTACTATCAGTATATGTGAATATTTTCCTTCCACTTATGGTTTGTTCAGTGTCTGTTGTTACATAACCACTCAATTTAGTTGAAACAGCATTTTGTGACATTACATCAGCGGTTGAAGTACCAGTTGTTTGTACAACATTCACACCGCCACCTCCAAGTTGGTCTTGCAACTTAACATCTTGTCCATCCAATGTTAGATATATATCGCCATTCTGACGTATCTCAAATGCATTATGCCTTGCTGATGTTGATTTACCATTACCTACTGAGAATAAGGTGTTACCACTGTCACCAAATGTGGTAGATGCTTTGCTTGAAACGTTATATTGTCCACTTGCATGCTCTGATTGATTATTTGCTATTGTACGAGTTCCTTCAGCATGAGAAGAAGCGCCACTTGCTGTTGTATAATTCCCTTCAGCATGAGCATATGTACCACTTGCTGTTGCATGATTTCCTTCAATAATACTATCGTTCCCAGTTCCAGCGGATATTGGAAGACTAAATGATATTGTATCATTTGCTATTGAAATGCCTCTACCAGCTGTATATGTTGAACCACCTTGAATATCAATGTTTCCACTACCAAGGATTGAAGTATTGTTGATGGTCTTGATGTTTGTCCCACTAACCAATGTATCTTGTTTGCCACTTACGGCATCATTAAGAGCGTTAAGACCAGCAGCAGTTACTTCTTCATCTTCTGATAATCTGTCATTGATGTTATTCAATGCAGCAGCAGTTACTTGTTCAACCTCATCAATCTTGTTATAGATGACTCTATTTTCAACAGGATTTGTTGAGCCACTATCCAATGCTGTATCAACAGTTATTGAACTTCCTCCAAGTTGGTCTTGAAGCTTAACATCTTGTCCATCTTTGGTTAGATATATATCACCATTCTGTCTAATCTCAAATGCATTATGTCTTGCATTGTTAGCAGTACCATTACCAACTGAGAATAAGGTATTACCGCTATATCCCCAAGCAGTATTAGCTTTGCTTGAAACGTTATATTGTCCACTTGCATGTTCTGATTGATTATTTGCTATTGTATTTTTTCCTTCAGAATGAGAACAGTAACCACTTGCAGTTGTGTTATTTCCTTCAGCATGAGATTGGTCGCCATTTGCTGTTGTACTTGTTCCTTCAGCATGAGATGAACTACCATTTGCCTTTGTATTAATTCCTTCAGCGTGAGCATATGTGCTTGCTGTTGTATACTGTCCTTCAGCGTGAGATGAAACACCGCTTGCTCTTGTACTATTCCCTTCAGCATGAGAATAAGTGCCACTTGCTTGTGCATTATACCCTTCAACAATGCTATAACTAGCAGTTCCAGCTGATATTGGAAGGCTAAATGATATTGTATCATTTGCTATTGAAATGCCTCTACCAGCTGTATATGTTGAACCACCTTGAATATCAATGTTTCCACTACCAAGGATTGAAGTATTGTTGATTGTCTTTATATTTGTTCCAGACACTAATGTTGCTTGTTTTCCACCAAGCAATGTATTGGTTTCACTTTTGGTATAATAGTTGGTTAAGTCAACAGCTTGTGCATCAGTGATGATGTAATAGGTATTTGGGTCTTTATCCACTAATGCATCGTACTGGGCTTGTGTAAGCTCAACTGTTGGTGTAATTTTGTCATTGAGCGCATTAAGACCAGCTGCTGTAACCTCTTCAACCTCATCAATCTTATTATAGATAACCTTGTTCTGAACAGGATTTGTTGAACCACTATCCAACTCTGTATCGACTGTTACAGAGCCACCTCCAGTTGCAGAGATAACATTATCAACGATTGAGATTCCAGTACCAGCAGTAAGTGTTGTCTGCTTTGATGCAAGTGCAGTATCTGTTGCAGCTGTATAAGCTGTATATACAGATGTATCTACCTTACCAGATGTTGCCTCACTAATTGCCTCAGTAACAGCAGTGGTTTCTGCTTTTCCACTTGTTGATTGGTTTACATAAGTGGTTGTTGCTTTACCGTTTAACTCGGAATATATTTCATTGATTACAGTATTTGCTTGTTTTGTATATGAAGCAGCTGTAACTCCAGTGATGATATATTGGTTTTTAAAATATGAAGGAGAATCAACGCCACCTATTTTGCAATTAGGCTCTGATACTGACTGTATTCTAGAGGAGTTGTATTGTACTGGATAAATAGTAATAGTATTGTTATAACAGTAAACACTAATATATAATTGATTCCCACCAATGGTCTTGTTTGCAACATCATATGTGAATGTATCAGTTTGAATAGTATTGTTCCTAAACAAGGTTTTAACTGTGAATGTAAACGATGTTGAACTGCCAGTATACCCAGTATTAACAGCCAAATCCATATACTCGAATCCAGTATTGTAATCATTAACTGTTGATGATGGTACTTGACAATATCTGCTATTACCAGTGTTCAAAGTGACATTGGTTGTATATCTACTTGGTAGGTAGACATCCATTTTATTATTATCACCCTTGATTGAAGAACCAAAACTTATAAATTTGCCACTGTTAGAACCATCACTTTTATAATTTTGAATTGCCAATCTAGTACTATCCAAAATTGGTGTTGCAGCAGTTAAATAAGCCTTTGGCACTTGGTCATATATATCCTGGATGACATCGATTAAATCCTCATTTATAACATCTGCTGTTTGTCCACTTTCAATGGTGTATTTCTCATATGAAATTTGGAAATCTTGATTTTGACTAATTGTTTGGACAAAATATCCCTCTGAAAGTGTTACATGTAAAACACCATCTTCTATTGCATATGTGAAGTTTTCACCACTTGTTGATGTAACAGCAGTTATTTGATAGTTGCTACAATCAACATTCACATAAATACTTGTGTAAGAACTTCCATTTGAAATATACACATTATTCCATGCAGCAATGTTTGTATATGTATACTGATTTACAGGCTTTACATAGAACTCATTAATTATGAGTCCTTTGTTATATGGATACTTATAGCTTGTATCACCAACGTCATATGTATAGTTAATGGTTGCTGCTGATACTATGTTGTCAGCAACATTAACCTTTTCATCAAGTGCAGTTGTGATGGCACTGTTTGCAACTGGATTTGTACTACCACTATCCAATGTTGGGTCAATTGTTATTGAACCGCCTCCGATATCATAGGTTATACCAGAAAGCTGGATTTTGTCTATTATGTTACTCATATTTCGAAATATATTTTAACTAAACATATGAAAAAAGGGCTGGGATTAACTCCCAACCCCTTTGATTTATTGGGTGATTTGAATTAACTGAATATCAATGTAGTGCCTTGGACTGTTGGAAGTGTCTGAACCTCAAGATTTCCACTACCAAGGATTGAAGTACCGTTTATTGTCTTAATGTTTGTCCCAGATACTAATGCATCTTGTTTTCCACTCCAAGTTGACTTATCACTTGTGGTAACGTGGATGTCACTATTGCTTGTATGAGCTGTCAAAGCATCGTTAATCTGGGTAACAGCAGTAGTATCAGCCTTTCCACTTGTAGCTTCCTCAATGTCTTCAGTAATTGCAGTTACAATGTTGTCAATCTCAGTTTTGGTATAATAATTGTTTGGGTCGAATATACCGCTTAAAGGAATTACAGTCTCCTCAATTCCACTTTCAGTATTCCAGACGAATACTAGACAAGGAACTGATTCACCACTTATAACCCTATTTTCGATTGTTACTGACTCCAGGAAACTATCCTTAACGAAGTCTGAAGCATCGATATAGGCAAGGACTGTACCACCAGTTGAGGTGTTGTAGAAATTAATCCTCTTTGAATTTGAATCATAGTTAACAGCACCAAAGAAACCTTCTACATCAGCAGCATCCAATTTTGCATTCCATGCATTCTTATCTGCTATGGTTACATGAATGTCTGTGTTTGCAGTGTGTGCTGTAAGAGTGTTATTGATAGGGTTTGTAACCGCTGTGATAGCATTCTGAACGTCACCACTAGTCTGATAGCCTTGCTCTGCTATTGATTCAGCAAGAGCGTTTGTAGCTGCTGTAATAGCTGCTGTGGTCTCACCAGTAGTCCAATAGCCATCAAGTGAATGAACGGCTGTAGCATCTATAATATCATAAGTTGTGCCACTTAAACGAATTTTATCTAATATAGCCATATTAATTAATGTTTTCTGCGTTAAGAATCAATGTCGTATCCTCCACTTTTGAGTAGTTGCCGAACATTGAGTTAGTTTGTAATTTTGTATAATATGAAGCCAATAGATTATTCACCTCTGGCTTTGTATATGTATTTAATATCCTCTCTGTGTTGCTTGCCACTTGTGCTGATAGAGCCTCTACTTGTGCTTTGTCAGCCTTGTCCTGGATGGCAACTGCAATCATCTCCTCAACCTCTTGCTTTGTTACACCACTTGCTGTTATCATCTCAAGCAAGTGGTCAACCTCAGCTTTGGTGTAGTAGTAATCGGCATTCGCCAAAATTGTAATGGTCTGCTGAATTGCCCATCTATCCAGTTCTTCGTCTGGATGAATGGTAACTGTGTTGCAGCACCCATGTTTCAACTTTGGTGATGTCCACTCTTTTACTACATCTTCATATCCTTCAATCATTGATATTCTATTTTATTAAACATATTATGATTATTATATTTCACTATTGTATTTGATTCTGTTTGAATAAACATTCCAATTATACTTTTGCTGATAAGCACTTTTATAAGGATATGGTACTACAATAGGACAATTATTTGTATTATCAAAAACATGTGTATTAATATCAGGTGGTGTTGTGCTTTGGAACTCTATCTTTTCCATGTTATAGTTATTGGCAAATGCATAACTACCTATGCTTGTTATTGTAGAAGGAATTGAAGCTGTTTTTATATCACAATTTATAAATGCAGAACTTCCTATTGTTTTTACATCATATAAAACAACTGTTTGTAAATTGGAACAAGATGAAAAAGCATTTTTTCCAATGCTCTGGCATGTAAGAGTAACAGAACTCAAACTACTACAATTGGCAAAAGCATAATTACCTATTACCATAGGACAATTATTGCAATTGTAGTAAACATTCTTAAGGTTTGTACAATTATTAAATGCACTTGCGCCAATTGATAATACAGAACCCCATCCATTAATTGCTTCGATGCTACAGCCACTGAAAGCAGCAACACCGACACTTGAACAATTCTCATAAAACTGTAAATTCGTCATGGTGTTAAACTCACTGGAGCTTATCCATGTTTGAACTTCAGCAGTTGTAACAGCAGAATCACTACCTACATCACCTATTTCCAACCATTCATCACCTACTTTAAATCTTGCAATAGGATTTGATGGCGTAGGTCTCTGATATTCATACACCAGCTCACCACCACAAGCATATATCTTAGTGATGGTGTAGCCACTGTATCTAACATCTTTTATATCCTTATTACAAAAAACAATTTTACTCATGTATCAAGTATAGTGTTCCTGAATCCTTATTAGTTATTGAATTGTACTCTGTAATTGTTCCACACCAAATCTTGTTTTTCATCATGCAATTATTGTTTACATAATTGTAAACCACATAACTAAGTGGAACTTGAGTATTTCCAGTTGCAATTACATTTGTTGAATTAACCTCCAATGTGCCATCTTGTGCATATCTAAGACCGTCACCAATCTTAGTGGAAATTTCATTGTTTGCAATGTTGATACCACTGCTAGCACTATATGAAGCACCGCCACCAGTTACAGTACACGAAATAACGTCATTTGTAATATCAATACCAGTACCAGCTGACAATGTATCTTGCTTTCCACTAACACTTTGGTCAATCAATGTATTAACTTCACTTGTGGTAGAGTAGGCTGTTAACGATTGATGCTCTGTAAGATACCCTGCATCATTTGTAAATGCTGTATTACTGGTTGGAACTACTGGTATTTCTGCTTTTGTAGCATAATCCGATAGGTCAACTCCAGTAATATAATGCTTGTTTAATACCCATTGCTCTGTTGCATATCCACTTAAGCTCTGATGCTCTGTAAGATAACCAGCATCATTGGTAAATGCTGTATTGCTTGTAGGTACTGTAGGTATCTCACCCTCAACCCTTGTTACAGCACTCTCAACAAGATTAACTGTCTGTGCTGTGGTATAATAGTTTGACAAATCTATTGTACCACCTGTTCCAATCTCAATATCACCTGTGCCTATTAATGACTGACCATTTATAGTTTTAATAGGTTGATGCTCTGTAAGATACCCAGCATCGTTGGTAAATGCAGTGTTTGATGAAGGTACTGTTGGAATCTCAGATTTAAGTGCATAGTCTGAGAGGTCAACACTAGTTATGTAGTGCTTGTTTTCAACCCACTGTTCTGTAGCCATACCATCAGTTGCAGCAGATATCTTTTCATCCACTTCTTCTGGTGTTATGCAGCAACCAGTGCTGCCAGTTATTCCACTGACAGCCTCCTCAATCTTCTTTTCGGTCTGGTATTTTGTATAAAAATTATCGGCTGGTGCTAATACAGGCTGACAGCAACCCATTCCGATGTCATATGTTTTATTACAATCACATGCCATAGTTATTTTCTTTTATTTTAAACATATTATCCATTAAACCATGATAAAGGACGTACTTTATATTTTGAGTATGAGTTTGAACGCCAACTTGTTAAATATTCATCAGGAACATATACTGGACAATTAACTTCACCAAACCAATTTGAACCAGATGGTACATCACCGTGAAATATCAAATATTCAAGATTAGGACATTCATAACACACACCTGACCCCAAACTAGTTAATCCTGTGCCAAACTCAACCCACTTTAAGTTTTTACAAGCATAGAAAACAGCACCATCAATGCTTGTAACATTGTTTGAAAAAGTAAAAGATGATACTGTACTTCCTCGCATAAACTCTGAACCAATTGTAGTTACTGAATTAGGTAATGAATTAATTGGGGCTGATGAATAAGCGCAAAACCAATTACCTATAGAAACTACAGAACTTGGAATTGTTAAACCTGTCAATTTAGGGCATTTATAAAAATTATATTCTAAAATTGATGTTACGGTTTCTGGCATTACAACCTCTTCTAATTCATTACAGTTATAGATTGCATATGACGGAATTGTGGTTATGCTTCCTCCTATACTAATTTTTTTTATGTTATATGCATCCCTAATTATAAAATAACCATTTTCAGTTAAATTAATTGACAGCTCTTGTATACCCATTTGTTTTTTCTCTGGGTCTTGTAAAAAAAATCTATCATATTCAAGGTTATTTGGTATAACTAAATCGCATAGTTCATCAGCAGTTACAAAACACAAAGTTCTTTTACCGCTTATTAAAGGTACAACAGCATTTGGCTCAAAACCAACTCTTCTTAAAGCTTTTGCAACACCAGTATAATTTGTATATGAAACTAAATCGCTGGCAAAATAATAATTTGTGTCGCATGTACCAAGCGTCATTGATATTACTGTTGCTATGTTTGCAACAGTATAATTATTAGAGTCACTATTATTACATGGGTAATTTGTTAATTCACCATCTCCTGTAATAGTACTAACTTGCATACCAGAAGCAGATGGAATACTTCCGATAATTGAATTATAACAATCCTGTTCATTACTGTAAGAACGAATAAGAAGTCTTTCTTCACTCCCTGGAATAGTTTCCCATTCACCACTTGAGTTTTTTTTCATTCTTACACTGTTTCTATATTTGCAATATTTCATAATTATACCAATTAATGAATGTAATTTCTGTATCTTGACCATCCTGGATGAGATTTATAATAGTTTGCACTTCCAGAAGGAACATTTATAGTCCCTTTAAAACCAGTTGATAGCGGTGAATCAGTGTTTGTGCCTGGCGGATAAACAGCTAAAGACGTAATTGTTGCACCTGAGTTTATTTCACTTTTTTCCAAACTACCAAGTAATTGTTCCACATTTGAAGGTATGGTAAAACCTGTTTTACCTCCACCCCATTGTTTTGTTAAATCATAGATATATACACATTTAAGATTTTGAGGCAAACTACCTATAATTCTAATATAATCACCATTGCTATTAAAATATTTCAAAGATGTAGGAGTGTTATTTATTGTTACAAGTTTTTTATATGTTCTATTTCCTGCACCTAAATATGTATTAGCAAATGCGCCATAATCAATAACTTCAACCGAATCTGGAAGAGTAACAGATGTTAGAGCTGCAAATACCCCATTTCCTTGCATATGAAAAGCATATGGGCCTATATATTTAACGTTACTTCCAAATGTAATGTTTGCAAGAGAATTACAGTCTCTGAATGCGCTACCTCCAATATCTATAACGCTATTTGGTATTGTCACGCTTGTAAGGCCAGTACAACCATAAAAACAATCGGCTGGTATTGATTCCAAAGAGTTAGGAAGAGTTACAGCCGTTAGATTTATGTTTCCGTCAAAACAGTCTCCAGGTAAACTTTTGATAATGGAATTTTCTTCAAAAGTTACAGTTCTTAATGCTTTTGCCAGTTCAGTAGTATAAGCTCTACTATATCCACCAAATTTTTTAACTGTTTTTGGGATAAAAAGATTTTCTATATAAAATCCTTCTCCTAAACTTCCAATTTCTTCTATCTGAGAGCCTTCTTCAAAAGTCAAACCAGTAATTTCAAGCACTTCTTTTAATGGATTTCCAAAATTTGTATCTTCTTCTGCCTTAAATCTTGGATGAAAGGTTTTTACAGTTTTTGGAATTACAAGAGAAGTTTTACCTCCTATATAACCACATAAACTTTCAATATCAGTAAGTGATTCTTTTGGAAAAGTAATTTTTCTAAAAAACAATCTACCTAAAGAATATCTAAAATCTATAGTATTAATGCATTCACCAACAACCAAATGATAATATGGGACTCCAACTTTTCCATAATTTGTGTTGGCACAAGAATTAAGCACTTCACTTGGGAACTCTTCATTCCTTAATACA